GGTGCATACCTGAAGATGTTCCTGCTACACAAGAAGTAGTTCCACTGGGTTTACAGCAAGTAATTGACTTGCTTGGATTAATGCCAAGCTTGCCTGACCATCGAAGGTTAGTCTTCACAGCTTCTTCTCGAAGTTCTTCTAGAACATACGAAAGCTTGCCTTTACCTAGTTGTCCGCTCATTAGTTTACTATCATATATGCCAGTGAATGATACACCAAGAAGTCTTTCTTCTTCGCTGTTTTCCTTAAATTCATCTCTGAGATAAGGAAATCCGGTGAATGAAGATTGAATAGTGCCTAGTATAGTAGCCATTTGTACCTTCTTACGAAGGGTTTCTAGATCATCATCAGGCCTGACAACAACTTCTGTTAAGTTACAGAATTGATAAGGACGTAGAATAATTTCAGAACATGGATTTGTACCAAACTTAATTCCTTCTGTCTTACGTCCTGCCTTAGCTGCAATGCGAGACATAGCCTCTTGGTTACAGATGCCTCTTTCTCCAGATCTTGAATCATAGAGATGGCTCCATTCCTGTAGGAACTGACCTAGATCAGGCTTGTGATCGTACACAGCGGAGTTGTTAGCAAGACTTCTATGCCCTGAGCTTTCCCACCAAGGACCGGCCTTAGCTTTAGCCATCTCATGATCTGATACATCACTAAGAGAGATCAATGCTGATCGTCGAACCGCACCAGCAATAACAATCTCACCAATTAGACATACAATATCATGTACTTCAATAGGTTTTAGCTTTCTACCAGCACAATTATAGAACAACTTAACGATGTATCTAAACAATCGTTCAAGTGGTTCGGGGCCGCTTGCACGGCCACCAAAGGTCTTAAGCCTTGCTCCAGCAGGACGAACTAGAGAAGTATCCCATGTTGGGTGCTTTCCCTCGTACAAGTAATTAAGAAGCATTCTAAGTGCTTCAGCCCACCCTGCTCGGGAGTCTTGAACCAGAATAATATCTTCTGTTTTACAAATTTCATCAGGAACCTTAGAGAGTTGTTCGGTGTATTCTCTTTCACAAGAGAAACCAACTCCAGTTCCGCAGCATAAAATATATAAAACTTCTGAGAAAGATCTTGTGTCTTTAATCGGAAGATAAGAACAATTATAAAAAACTGTGTTATCTACATCAGCAGCAGGACCTGCGCTCATCAATGCTCTCATTGAAGGGAACACCTCTAAGTTTTCTGTGGCTTGCTTGCATTCGTTTAAAAGAGAAGAGTAATCTTCATAGTTTTCTTTGCCTACCATTAGCATGGTATTGTCACGAATATAATCGTAATATCTCTCTACGCATTCTTCCCATGTTTCTCTTCTATTTCTTGATTCCATCCACTTACAATAACGGGAGGTTACAATAAATTGTTGGAATAAATCCATTTCTTTTTGCATACTATTTCTTTCTTTTAATATCGTCATAAAGCATTTTGGGAGTCCACGCATATTTGCTGGTTTCTATCCCAAACATTTGTAATAATCGTGATGTAACTGTTACGCAATCATTTGTGTATCTAGGGTATCCTAGTATTCGGATAGGAAGGAACACAAAGACAATACCATAAGCAAGTGCTTTTGGGCAATGTGATCCTTTGTGAATAGATAAACTTGTTGTATATTCAATTAAGTCTTCAAACGAAGGAATGGTATCGCATTCAATTGTTATTGTTTCTTTCCAAGTGTATTTGTCCCCTTGGATGGGTTCGCTTCTCCAGAAGTGTCTTCCTTCTCTTGTTTCGTGATGAACCCCGTCTATAGATAAGGTTACATGAGAAAAGGGATTTAGACATCTATGGAAAAAGAGAAGAAAGTGGAGGACAAAAAAAGGACGCAATACTTTGTACAATTTTCTGTTAAGTTTGTTTGTTATTACTACGCTACTAAACAATTTTTTAGCTGCTCTTCTGTTTTGTTTACAAAAAGAATTTTTATAATTTAAACTGCTGTAAGATAGCGCATAAAAGTTCACATCAACCGTTTGTTTATTGTTTACCCAATTATCGGGTTCCATAGGATAATATCTCCCTTATCTTTATCATATTCCCCTTTTCTTAGAATCCTTACGCACCTAGCCATAGCTAAAGCAAACTCCTCTGGATCCATGTCAATCTGTTTATTTTCAGGCCTTTGTTCTTCTTTATACATCTTTAATATGGACGAAGACCATTCTTCTTTAGGAGTATTAGACAGAATCTTTTCAGCCTTCTTAGGACCAACTCGCCAAAGTCCCGGTATATTATCGGTAGAGTCTCCTGTCATCCATTGAGTGTAGAAAAAGATATCTGCATCCTCTTCTGATATAAACGTAGGTTTATCTTCTTTGTCTGGGTTCCAATGCCACCCCGGTACAGACCGAAGATCTTTGTCTATTGTTACAGAAACTCCTTGATCGGAAGAAGATATCATTCCCATTAAATCGTCTGCTTCTAATCGATCCACGCATCGTACAAGAGATGAAGAAGAATAAATAATTTCAAGAGCGTAATCTAAAGAATCTGGAGAATGAAGCTTATCACGATGCGCTTTGTACTCGGGCCAAAAATCTCTTCTGTAGTTTTTGCTCCGTGGACAAGAAAGACAGATAATAGTATTATCAATTCCTTCGGGGGTCCATTCTTTAATGTCGTGATTTAGACGGCTTTCTAGTTCATCAATTCCTTCTACGTCTGCCCAGTGAGCGGCTCGGTAAGCAAGGATATCTCCGTCTAATGCAGCTAAGTTTGGGTATTCCATTAATCGGCTCCTTCAGGAAATTCATCGTCGTTATCATCTTCCTCTTCTTCTTCTTCCTCGATCTCTTCTAGATAATCATCTGGATCAATACCAAACTTGTCAAAGATTTCATCTAGGATTTGAGAAACATATTCAATTTTAAGTTGTGATTGACTTGCTTGTTGAATGCGTTCTTTCTCTTCTTCATTAAGAACTCTTGTGCCTAACCATACTTCTGAGTATATCTCAATTACCGACTTAAGATCATCAAGGTTTCCATCATTTAAAAGAATGGTAGAAAATATTCCCTTGTAGTTAGGATCCTTTGCTTCAATATTGTTTGCCATTTTTTCAGACTCATGAAACCTCCAGTCAGCCTCTTGATCATCAATTTCTCTTTCTCCGTTTGAGATAAAAATCTGAATAGAATCATAATCTCTTCCCTTTGCAACTTCATTTAAGTATCTACAGTCATCAACTAAAATAACTCTTTCCCAATACTTTTCTCCTCGCTCAATATCTTCTGCTTCAAGTTTAATTATTTCTTGAACTTGAGAAGCCCACTTGTTTACCCAATAGTCAGAGTCATCTGCTCTTAGAGCGGCCCCCATTTTTTGACAATAGTCTCTATACTCAATTGAGTTTTTATCTTTAGAGTATCCTTTTTCTTTAGCCTCTTCTTTAATGGGACCAGCGAAAGGAAGGAAGATAGGCTTAAATCCTAAGTGGTACGCAAATTCTGCAATCATTTTAGCAATAGTAGTTTTACCGACTCTTGCTCTTCCTCCTAGCATTACCATCCGCATGATTCTACGTCCTTTCTTAGATTAGTGTCTTCTTCTTTAAGATTACTAATTATCCATACAAGATATGCAAGCGTATAGATTCCATATACGGTTGGATTATATTCTCTTAGTTTCTTTGCTTTCAGTAAAACAAAGTAATCACAATTGTACATTAGTGTGTCTCCGACCAGTTAGAACCAATCTTGTACTCGCCATCAAGAGGCATCTTGACACCAAGTTTTTCACCAGCAAGAACAATGCTTTCGACACCAGCCCTACCAATATCTTCGGCAATTTCTGGAGGACATTCCAATTGCCATTCATCATGAACCGTAGCCATGAACTTAACTCCCTTTGTTCTGTTTATTTTAGTGTACAAAATAGCTTGAGCTAGTTTCATAACAATAGCACCATCTCCTTGAAGCTGGACATTCAAAGCAGCATGTTCGCTTCTACACGGAACTTCGCGTCCGTCGAGAAGAGTAATCGTTTTCTTCTTAGCTACTTGAAACTTTACTTCATCAATTAATTTCTTAAGTGCTGGCATGTTACGAAGAAACCTTTGCTTCAATGTACGACCATTCTGTCCGGTGATCTTAGAAATCTTTTCATCTCCAGCACCGTAAATGAATCCGTAAAAGAATGTCTTACATACTGCACGACTATCAATGCCAGCTTGAACCATATTGTAGTCATGGATATCAGAACTAAGAATAACATCGGCATATTTACCTTGATCATACTTAGCCATTCTGCTTGCAAGCATACGAGCTTCAAGACCAGAGGCATCAATTCCAACCATGACATTACCTTGACTAGGAATAAACAACGAACGCATCCGGGGATCTGAGTTAACTTGTTGTAAATTTGGTTGTGATGCAGTCATTCGTCCCGTAACAGTACCCTGAGGGTTGACGTTACCATGAATACGTCCAT